CCCGTTTACAAACTCATCGCGGTGGACTGTTAGGTTCAAAAAAATTACAGACATACGGATTGAGTTTTGCTTCTGCCGACATGCGTTTGGATTTTGTGGTGGAGAGTCAAACAGACGCATTACAGACACTTAAAGAATCAGGTTATTCTGCCAGCAACACAGTGTATACCGGCACCAGAAACTGTTTGAACAATCCTGGAGAGTTTTATCTTATACCCAACAATCCCAAACTGTTGGACATTGTGACCATTTTGTATTTGGCAGCATTTGACGGACACAGCGAAATATTCATGTTGGGTTACAATAAAGAAACGCCGGTTGATAATCCAGGCTGGATACAACAAGTAGCATCAGTCATACGAGCTTACGGTGATACACAATTTGTCATGGTTGGCGAGCCTACTAACATGCCAGAAGAATGGTTTGCTACATCCAATGCTCAAGCCATGAACTACAGACAATGGATCAGCTACTGCGATGTTTGAGCCTGTTGTTCGATAGTATAAATTTTTTCTTGGACTGCTTCAAAATTTACAGTTGACCACAACCCTGGATGCATGGGTTTGGGCCATGTTCCACTATTGATCCAGGCATATCCTATATGCTCATTGTTGAGTGTGGGATGGAACTCCTTGTCCACAATGCAGAAAAAAGTATGATATTCAAATCCTGCATCAGAAGTGGTAAATTTTTCCAGAGGGATCATCCTAAAGTATTCAGGAACAAATCCTATTTCTTCACGACATTCACGATTCATAGCGGCCAGTAAGGTTTCGCCTGCTTCTATTTTGCCACCAGGCAAACCCCAGGCGCCAGGATGTTTTGGATCATTGCGCATGAGATATAGATATCGTTGTGTGTTGATTGCGTAAAACCAAACACCAACTGCTGTTACAATACCAGCGTCCATAGGCCTCCCTCATAAAGACCTTGATAACTCTTGACCCAAACTGATCCAGTCCATCTGTACTGTATGCTGGTGGTGATATTAGTCACGTATTGATCGTTGGTGGGGCTGGTACTACTGTCAAAACTGACAACCCATCTAGTGCCGTCATATTCAACAATGTCGTTAGCATTTGCCACTAAAGGTTGTCCTTGTATGCCTTCCCATGCAGCTGGAGCAGAGCCTGTGTAGCTTCCGGTATTTTCAGTCAACAAGTATCTGGTGTGAACTTGTGCTGCTGGCAAGCCTACACCCGGCCCACTTAGCAAAGGATTAATTACTGCGTCTACTGGTGCCAAAGTATTAGCAGGAATGCTGTCAGCATTGACCGTAAACAGTAAAAATCTGTCATCGCTTGGATCATAGGCTACAGTTCCTTGAACTTGAGTTCCGTCCGGTTGCTCCAAGGTCATATAACTGATACCAGGCCTTAAGGTACCATACATGCCCACAACACTATGCCATAACAAGTTGCTAGGCGGACTGGTAGGAGGATTAAGATCAGTTATGGGTTCAGTTTTTTGATTTTGCGGCAGGACCTGCAAGGTATTGTTGATTAGTAACACTTGGTAACCAAACGGTGTAAATGCCTGTCTAGTGCCCAGTAACAGGTCGTTATCGGTAATTGCCAAAGAAGCATCGCCGTTGGCATCAAAAATATTGGCTACAATGCGTTCAACCACACCCAATTTTTTAACTTTGGCTGGACTTGAAATCCACATGGGCAGTTTGAATCGCAAGGTAGCAATATCAATGGGATTTTCTGTTCCAACAGGAATCGATCTACTGCTCCAGGTCACGTCCTCTAGGTAGATCACACTCAAACTGGTCCAGTCGATATAGTTATCGGTACTTTGAATTTCCAACGCTGGATTAAACAGCACCAGGATCTGTTCCAACAGTTGCATTTTCTCATTGGTGTTTGAAGTCCAGATGTCCAAATTTATAGTCAGCTCAAACGGCACCGGCATGAGTCGGTCGATGGTAAATGCGTTGCCCTGTGTGGTTTCATAGGTGTCTGTGGCTCCATCGTAGGTGCGTTGACGTACTGCTATGGTACTGACAAAATTGGGTTCCTGTATCATCGACCGATTGTATTTGAGATCAGTGATATAAAATGTCATGAGTGGAGTACTGTTCAACTCATTGGCACTGTTTTGTTGTATGATGGTTTGGACTTGACGACTGGAATCGCCATAGCGTACTGGTACACGAACTAAGGTATCATTTTTACCTGATTGATTTTGTCCGTACTCAACTTGAAAGTTACTAAAAATTCTAGCAAACTGTAACAAGAAGCGACGTATCTGTTCGTCATAAAAAAATTGTGTAACGGCCATGTGTTAGTGTCCTGGAGGTCTTGGATTGGCAGGTGTAATGTTGCCACCTTGATCACCATTGTCGGCCAATGGTTGTAGGATCTGACTGAGACTTTGGCGACTTGGTATATTACCTTGGTCAGTAGTGGCCACAGTATAGGTGTTGTTGACAAAACTGTTGCGTTGTGTCTGACTTGCTGGCGCAAGATCAAGATCTGTACGCACATCGTCTTCAATAGCGATCCAGGCCCGGCCGTTGTAACGGAACAAACGATTAGGAAAATAATCTAAACGTAAGGCATAGGTACCAATGGTTGGATCAGGCGGAAAGCTGACCCCTGGAATAACTGCCAATCCATTAGGCGGCAAAAGGAAACCGGTCTCGGGATCATGACTGCCAGTTAGATACCCCATGGTGTAACCAAAACTGCGTGGAGTCTCTCCGTCACCGTTGGCGGTACTGTCAGCTGTGACATGTGTATTGTCAGCAGTGAGTCCGGCTGATCCGGGTTGCCCGTCAATTCTAGTGGGCAAAATATAGAATTTGGTAGTGTCGTAACCACTTAGCGGTACGTCAGCTTGAGCTTGTATCAGCAAGGCATCATTGATAGCAAGATCCTTGGGTCTAGTACTCATTTGATCGCCTACGGTGGTCGGCGTAGTTGGAGCCCAATAATCGGTATCGGTAATTTCAGTTCCTGGTGGCACAGGCTGACGTGCAGTATAATACGTGCCACCTGAGTTGACCACATCACCTTGTGGATAAAAATTACCCGGATCCCAGATATTTTCTGGCATAAATGGTTGATTAACAATCTGTTGGAACTCTTGGGCGTTGACCATGGGTGTGGCCTTAACCCGCCACAGGTGTGGCAACCAAGTCTGACTGAATCCTTCTGATGCATAGGCCGCATCCTGGATCACATAGTACTTGGGTAGCGGCAAGGGCTTGGTTGGATCCAACGGATAGTAATCTTTGAGGTTGGGCATTTCCAACACATCACCTGACATGAGCTTGCGACCAAAAGTGTCGATCATGTTGTTGTAGTGAAACGTAATAAACAAGGTATCGTTGTTGAGAAATAAACCAAATTGACTAAGATCAAAATCAATATCTTGTTGGCTGTACACTCCACGCATGATATAAACATCGTTATCGTAGGCTCGATCTCTGTTTTCCAACAACAGCAAGTCTTGAATAAAAAGTGGATTGGTACTGTTGTATATGGGCAACGTGGCATCGCCCGGAGTATTGGCCTGCGCCGGATCAACAATGGGTCCTAGATATTTGTGTATATAAACATCAAGGCCACCTACTGTGTACATTTCCGCAATAGTACGGTCCAAAAATTGATAATCGTTGGTTCTGTTTGGGCGGTAAAGGCTCAGGCGTGGCATAGTCGTGTATTTATGGGCGGATTTGACTTGAAAATCAAAACCGTATATAATTACTGTTATGGATGAATTATACAACCGTTTAGATCGTGCTGTAGTGCAGGTAAATGCTGTCAAAAGCAAAGTGGCCAAACGCGATCTTATCAAAATGATTCGTGCCATAGACAATGCATTAACAGCAGTAGATCAAGAATCGGTTGAGTGTCGCAGAATGCACAGAGAAACATCTCGGTATCGAGAGTTATTACAACAGGCAACTGAGCTAATTGACAATTTGGAAAAACACATTACCTTTGCGGCACTTATCGGTTGACATTATAAAAATTTAATATACAATAAAGACTATGGCTAAATCAAACGAAATCAAAAGACTAAACCCCAAAGGTGCCGAAACCAAATATGTAGGGCACGAGCCCGAATGGCGTACACAACCCACCAGCGAAAATCGATTGAGTTCGCTGGCCAAGGCGTTTCAATGGTACAACTATCACTATGGTAAAAAAGATGCCAAAGACATGTTGTGTCAGTATTTGGAAATCAACCATAGACCCAAAGATGCCAAACTCATGCGTGGCATTCCTGACAGCCAAATACGCTTAACTCCGGCCTGGGCGTGTCGTATGAGTGTGATTGGTCTGGAATTTACCGAGCACGAACAGTGCATTGTTGACGAACAAATTAGTGCCATGCTCAAGGCCAAACAAGAAATTAAAAAAGCCCAGACTGAAGTTGATGCCGATGCCGCTGTGGCCAAACTAACCATCCAGGATCATCTGCGTGAAAAGATTAGTGAATGCTGTGGCGAACTAGAAGGCATGTTTGATGATTTTGTTGTAGCTGGCGCAAAAATGTCAGCAGACTTTAAACCTATTGCGCTCATGCGTGGCATGAATGTAAGTCCCAACATGATTGGTACCGTTAGCCGTGTGTGGGAATTGCGTCTTGAAGAATTCAATGAAGTGCTGGAAGGTAAAGATGCTGACCTGGTCGAAGGCTACAGCCACCTTACAAAACTACAACTTCGTAATTGTGTTAAATTTTGCGAAACAGTAATCAACGATTGCAACAGCTATGTTCAGCTTAAAAAAGTAGAACGCAAACCGCGTGCCAAGAAAGCAGTAAGCCCAGAACGACTTACCCGCGGCTTCAAGTTTATGCGTGAGTTTCCAGAACTCAAACTCAAATCAGAACCAGTTACTAAA